TTGCCATGCCGATTAAGTCCTCAGCTGTTCTTTGATGGTCAATATAAATCGGGAGTTCTGAGAACTTTTCTAGGTTGTCCTTCAACATACCTCCTTCAATATAAACTTTATGTTGTTCTCCATCTACCTCATATTCATGAGGTCCGGAAGTAATAGCGATTACAGGAAACTCTACAGAGTCTATTCCTTCATCACTGGAAAATGTAATATTATCTTCTTCACCCATTGATAACGCAAATGTTCTGCGTGTAGGTTCTGTAGACTTACCCTCTGCAAATTCCCGCTCTACGCCATTTTCTTCAGCCCACATGCTACACATGCCAGCTGCTATCTCTTCGTGATTCTCAAAACCACGTTTTTTCAGGTTTGATTTAGTTTGTATCATACATTTTTCAAATGTCATGCTCTATCTCCTGTTGCGTTTGCGGAGGGCTGATTGCCCCTATTTTGTGCTCTAGCAGATTCTTCACGTTTATCTGTGTCCTTTCCACCAGCTATATTTACATTTCTATCCGTTTGCTCTTGACTAATAGGTGAAGCCTTAATATCTTCTGAAGTTTCCATATCTAAGGTGGCTACTCCCTCAGCATTAAGACCACGTTCTTCTCTTACTTCTCCCGGTGATAATACACCTTCTGATAAGTAAATCATATCAGTCTTAGCTTTTGTAAATGCGTCATCAACGTTAATTTGCCTAAACTTAAACTTAGCCTCTCCTTTTTCTAACTGAGGCATAAGTTGTGCATTTAGTGCACCCTCTATCATTGTTTGTAAGTATCTTACGTATGGTTCAAAAATAGGGCGTGCTTTTTCTGGGTCTGTCCACATGGTTCTAGGTGTTTTAAGAGCTACGTGTATTTTATCTAAAATATCATCAGTATATTTACCGTATTCAAATGCTCTTTGAGAACCTTGTAGTTCTTTTATAACTATGTCGTTACCATGAATAATATCTTCGCCGGGGGCTAAATTATTAAATGCATCTACTATTTCATTAATTTTATCTGGACCATAAGGCATGTCAGGTAACCCTGCACTTACATCAAATCTACTTGAAGCATATTTGTTGAGGGCGGCACCTATATCTCTTTCTGCGTAGTCTTTCAAATCAACTAAATATATAATAGGGTGTATATCTGATAAACCATATGCAAAATCATCGAATTGATTATTTTTTAATTCGATTATCTCATCTTCTTCAAAACGCACACTTTCTTCATCATCTCCTACTTTTTGATAGTAATACATGATTTGTCCGTGCTCATTTCTTTTTACATACATATTTTGACTAGACCTGAGAACTAAATTATCTCCTGTCCACTCTAAATAACCCGTACCAAAAATACGTGCATTTCTTACCCAACCATATAATATATGTTCTATATTTATATCGCGGAACATTTCTTCTACTTCTTCCCTCACGTCGTCATTAGCTGTAACTATATCAAAATTATCTTTTACAGCATATAGGCACGGTAAGTCTATTAAAGTACGAACTATAGGGTCAGATAGATATATGTTCATATATGTTCTATTTTTACCTATGTGTGGTTCGAAATCTTTTTCTTGTCCACCAAAACCTCGATTAATCTTGAGTCTTTGGATAACACCCGCACCGTAACTTCGTGGGTCGTCTTCTTTGTACGCAGGATTACTGCCTGTTACAGCAAACCGACGTCTAATATTATCTATAAACGACATGGCTATTTATAATTAACTTTGATGAGTATATAAAGTTTTTGTCACAATCCCCTTAAAGATTGCTTGTTTAGTGTAACTTTTCTCCTAGAAGTTGTAAAAAGTGGTGAATTTGAATGATTTCCTCTGTTTGCCATGTTTTTATTTATAGGACGTGAAATTATTGATTGTCCAAAGTTACCAGACATAGGTAACATACTCAAAGTCGCATGTATTCCCATTGCAGAACTATCACAGTAATCATCATGTTTACCACTTGGTGCTGCTATCTTTTCTGTTTTGTTTGCAGCGTCCATCGTATATTCTAGTTCTATATGTTCTCTAGTCCACTTATGTATCAATTTAGCCATATCTGGTTCTAAATGTTCAGGGTTTGGTACTCTGACTCTGTTTTGTTGTATATAAGAAACAAAATCTCTATACATTTGTGTTTTAGTTCCTTTGGGTCCGCCTGTAAAAATAAACGGTACAAAGTGTACACCAGAATCTAAACAAGCTAATCTGAGGTCTTGTTCGACCGCACCACCAATTCCAGTACAGTCCACAATAAGCCTACTAGCACCAAGCTGATTGGTAACGTCCATAATACGTTGACGTTGAAATGGTATATCATGTCCACCTGTTCTAGCATTAATTTCTTCAAGATAGACAAGTCTAGCAATATTTTCTGTGTCAGACTTATCAAGGGACCATGCACTAATAACAGTAGAGTTAACAGATTTGCCAATGTCAACACCAACAGTAATATTACGGCCTCTCTTCCTTCCGTCTTCGCCATCGATTTTAATAAGTTCGTAATCATCATAACACCTTTTGATTTTTTCTGGACTAAATATATTCGCTACAGACTCTACAAACTCACATTCATACTCTGTCCTCCAGTAGATAGATTCTTCTCCCCACTCCATCATCTTATCTAACATTTCTTCTTCAGTATAAGGTGGTGAATATGCCTCCCCTTTCTTTACAGCATCACGCCATGTATAATGTAATCTAGTGAAAGTATCTGCATAATTATCATCATACAAATATCTCCACATGTGGTTATCTTTAGATTTAGGTGTACCAAGATTTATAAATGGTGCTTTGTTCGATACAATAGCAGGCTCTACATTGTCAATGAATAATTTATCGTCGATGAGTGGAGACTCATCAACTACTAGGAATGTAGGGTGTTGACCTCGTATAGCTTGTCCTTGGTTACTAGGCGCTAATGGAGCCCTACGCATTATTGTGCCCCCCTTAAGTGTTATGTTGGGCTTATTATGAAATCTATAATTAGCCACTAAGCCATTCAAAAAAGTATTGTCTGCGAAGTGGCGATAAACGTAATTAAAAATCAAAGCGGCTTGGTCTTCGGTAGGAGCCAGTATAAATACTAAATCTCTAAATCTATTGAAGAACATATATATAGTTACCGCTACTGATAAAGCGAAGGATTTTCCACTCCCTCGTGGTGCTAAGATTGCTAACTTTTTTTGTTTACCATCTTTGCGATTTATTAAACATTCTAAAACTATGTCCTCTTGTAAAGGTCTCAACCTTAGAGGTCGTTGTTCATTATCTATTAAGTACGCGTTACAAAATGCACGTACTAATTTACGCATCTTTTGTTTGTCGTCTCTACATTTAGCGAAGATTATTTCTAGTTGTCGTGAATCTACTCCACCTTTACCTGTCATCAGGCTTTTCAGGTGACTCTCGTTTTTCATCATCTACTAATCCCTCTAAAAATGTACCAAAACCTTCTGCACTCTTTTCCATTTCAGTTGGCACTTCAATATTCAATGCTCTAAATTCTGTGTGGATATCTCTAACTATTTGGTTTCGTTGTCGCAAGAGCTCTGTTCTAGCGTTAACATCCCGAATACATATAAGAATTTCTTCCCACAACACATCTTCAAGCGCAAGATTACGTGCCAAAAGGCGGACAAGCTCTTTATGACGTTCATATTCAGCCTCTCCTACCCTTTGACGTAATCGAGTCTCGTATTCCTCTACGTTCAAAGTCCTTTCCCTTCATCAAGGGCGGATTTGACTTTAGACTTAACAAGACTAGCTAGCTCGTCATCTTTCTCGTCCCAAGCTGTAATTAGTACATTTCGGACTAAGGAATCTTTAACGTGCTTTTGTGCTGTTTCATCTAGCTTTTCAAAAGCTTTCATCTGGGCTTTAGATAGATTCTTATCTAGTAAATCCATTAGTTCAGCTTCGTTATTCTTTAAGTATTTAAAAACTAACTCTTTTACTGCAGGTACGGTGTAAGCTACGTAAGCTCCTAAACCTAATACCAATACAGCTAGTGCTGCTAATAATGGGTCGTCCATCAAAGCGTCTAACATTCCAGATTCTTCTACAGTGTCAATGATAGCGGTAAGGTTACCCTCACTGGTCTCATTCCCTGCTGTTTCATTATTTGTGTTGTTCATATGTTGATATCTCCATATTGGGGTACCCACGTTGGCACTTGCGATAAGTAACCTGTGGAGCAATGGCCCTTTAGCGGGTGCCCATAATAATTTAGAAGGTGTACCTATATAAAGCTTACCATTTAACTTTATTAGCCCAATAAGCAGCAGACATCTTACCCTTAGCAATATTTTTAGCGTGGCGCGCTTTAAAACTCTTTCTTCGGGCTTTCTGTCTTGCAGACTCACCCTTCTTAGGTTTACCTGCAGTTCTAACTCCTTGTTGACCAAATCTAATAAGCTTAGTTTTATTTCCTACTTTAGCCACAACTACGTGCGACTTCTTAGGATGATTAGGAGTTCTTTTTGGTTTGTTATATCCAGAAACTCCTGCTCTTGCTAATTTAGGGTCCTTCTTCTTTGGTGCCATTATCTTCCTGATTTCTTCATAGCAATCATATGAGATTCTCTAAAGGTTTTACCTTTTCTCATAGCAACTGCCATTGCTCTAATATGTTTTGCTGTGTGATGCTTACTATGTCTTTTCATAGCACCTATCTGACGTTTGTTAAGACCAAACATACTTACTCCTTTAACCTTCTCAGTAGCCATATCTCTTTTTACCTTTTTTCTTTTTACCTTTTTTCATCGGCATTATTTCGCCCTCCTTACTGCTTTTTTAATCTTCTTCGAATACTTTGCTCTACTACCCACTCCACCAGCTTTACGTTTCTTGCGGTTCGTTGCTGCTTTCTGACTTTTGGTTAGTCGAGACCTAACACTCTTTGGTAGGTATCTGCCTCGTTTTGACTTTGGTTTCTTTTCGTCACCTTTTGTAACGTAGCCCCATTTTTGGGAGCCCCATTTCTTTAGGGACTTCTGGGACTTCTTCATAGCCATTAGTTGCGGTATCCTCCACCCGCGGCTTTATATGCACGTGCTAACATTTGAGCTTTACGTGCAGACCATTGACCCGGAGCACCACCCTTACTTCCTGCCTTGATTCTATTAAATAGTCTTTTCCTCATCGTAGGTTTGGTATAGTTACCAGCCTCGTTGACTCTTGACTTAGATTTCTTTTTAGTAGTTCTGCGTTTAGGTGCTGTTTTTCTTCTAGTAGTTTTTCTACGTGTTTTCTTTCTTGGGGCCATGATTACTCCTATTCTTCGTCTTTCTTAATGCTTGCGCTGTTGTTAGGTAGGTCTTTCACTTTCTCTAGATAGTCGATTGTATGTAGTGGATTAAATCCTTCCATTGGTTCTCCGCTACCAGCTAGATAGTTATATTGTAACTTCTTTTGAGGCATATCTTTGAAAGATGTGATTGGCTTTCTGTAGCTCATCTCATCTATTTCTGCCTTGTCTGGTTTGTCAAACTTCAACATCATATCTGGATTGTTTTTGTGAAAATGTTCACCTCTAAACATGTTGTATATTTTTTCTGTTGGCATTCTTATTTCTCCTTATTATTTTTTATTTTCCATTTTATGTTCTTGGTCTTGCTGTTTAGCTTCTATCATCTGAGATTGTTTCTGAGCAGCGTCATTATAATCGATAACAGCTTGTGCTTTTATCTTGTAGAATGCAGTCTTCTCAGCTTGTTCTTGTTTCCAAACATCTAATGCATCTTTGATGATAAGAAGGGCTGGACCTCCTAATATAGCAATCAAAGTTGTATATCCTTCAATTTGGGTCAAAACACTTGGGTCTCTTAGTCCATGCCATATAACATATCCTGCAAAACCTACCCAGAGTAAAACTAAAGGTACAGCAATCATAAACATGAAAATGTCATTGAATGTTACACTTTCTCTTTGTTGGTCACTCATCTTTTGTTTCTCCTTCTTTTTTATTGGTTCTAGGTTGATACTTGGTTTCTTCGGAATTATACGGCGCACAAATCCCGCAAGTACTACGAAAGCAAGTACAATCCCCATCACTGCCATTCCTACTGCTAACATCGTTAGAATGTCTATCCACTCTATCATTCCTCCTCACCTGCAAAATCTTCATATGTACTCTTCTTCAACATTCCTTTTACATCATCCAATTCTGAGATTACTCTGGCTAACATATTTGTTATAATTAACATTTGCTCTGATTTCATGTAGTCCTCCAGCTAATATGCAAGCGCGCCATATATATTTTTACATTACACTAGTATTTAAAGATTACCCTAATCAAACTCAGGGAAGTGTGATTGAGACTCAACATCTATAGTAATCTTAGTTTTACTGTCTATGTCTGCATAGTTTTCTTTTTTACGTTTCTTAAATGTTGGCTTCCATGCTGGTATCTCTGCATCACAGGGACCGCCCTGCGATTTGTGGAATGAACACCACTTACACAAGTTCTGCGGCTTCTGTTCATATCTATCTTCATATTCCTCTCGTTCCTTAATACAGTCATGTACCATCTTGATAAGGTCTCTAGCCTCATCAAGTTCGGATTGACCAACCTTTACAAAAAAGGTATCATCAAATCGTAAGTAGTTTACACCTACAAAGTTTGGCATCTCTCCCATCTCTAGGGTGTATAGGAAAGCATAAATGATAAGTTGTCTGTAGTATTCTTCTGGTAAGTATGGTCCATATCTTTTTGAAGTTTTGTAATCTAACAATGTAGTACCACCGTCAAAATCATTACATACAACATCAATAACTCCAACGATTGCATACTCTTTTGACTTGACCCACTTCTCAGCGTACTTAGGTGCTACAGCATTCCAAGCCTGTTGTTTGTTCTTGAATATTTTCCAATCAACCATCTCACCAAGTTTCTTATTAACTGAATCAACAAAGTTTTGTAATAGTGCCTCTGTCTCTTTGTACATAGCATCCATCTCTTCGTTGGTATGTACTTCCCATAACCATTTGTGTTTAGCTATCTTCTCTTCCCATCCATCTTCAAACTGTCTTTGTACCCACAACTTTGGTACTCCTTTCTCCCACTGTGGTAATGTTTTAAATTGTTTTTTAAATAAGTCTTCCAATATCTGGTGTACTAACGTACCACGAAATAGGTGTATAGTTTTCTTCTGAGGTAGCTTGGCTATGTAGTTGTAGTAGAATTCACGGGGACACTTCAGATAAGTATTTATTTTAGAAGGACTAAGCCTCATATGGCTAGCTGTCCAGCTCTTCGCCTCAGTCATTGTCACACATCTCTGACTTCTTTTCTATCGGTGTCATCTCGTCGCCGGGGTCTGAAACGAACACCCTAGTTGTCTCATAGCTCCACGGGGGTGCGTAACCTTCGCCATCAAGCTCTACTTGGCATTCACAGTTTTGCCACCCATGGACACAAACACAGCTAGTCCAAGTTGTGCTTTTGCTGCCGTCTTGCTCCCGCGCGATTTTGAGTAGAATCAAATATCCTATGAGGTCATCCAAGGTATCCTCTGTGTTATCATCAAGTCCCACGTTCTTGATACGTGAAAGCTTGTCATCGATTCGTGCACAGATAGCCTGTGCATTGTCGAGCTTACTAAAAATATTGTCTGGTTCCAGAGCACTGTCACCATACGCTTCATTCTTTGAGATTAACAAATCCCTGATTTCATTACATGTCCATCTTATGGAGTTCTGCGTCCTTTTTGTCATACAATTATATTTTAAGCTTTGACACTATATAAAGGTTTCCTAAGCCCCACTCAGCACGCCCCAACTGAGAGCTCTCCTATATCTATATTATGCTATGCTATATAGAGCTTATTATATAGGGTTAGTAGTGTCCCTATGGTAAATAGCATATTCAAAAAATCACTCGATTTGTTTTTACCCCTACACGACAATATAGACCGGTGCCGCCCTATTTTTTAGACGGGGGGTGTCTGAGACCAGCGCCACCGGGAGAGAGAGAATAAACCTGTTAGCGCCTCAGTTAATTTTTAGCGCTTGGCGCCAGCGCGCCCCAAAAAATGCGACCGGAACGCCAAAAAGCGCCCCACACGACCCCCCAAAATCGTTTCTCGACGATAGCGCCGACCGTCACCCTTATATATAGCTTCTACACTGTATTGTCAGAGGTAAGCAAATGAACGAAAACTATTACATCTACAAATTAGCCAGACAGAACGAAAAGACATCATATCACTTTTACGATGTCGTAATGGGAGACGGAGTAAGCTCTAACGCTGTTTACTACGGACTAACTCAAGACCCTCAGTCAAGACTATCAAAACACAGACCTAAAAAAGGTCATGATATCAGCTTGATAGTTATAGCTGAGTTTGACAATCCATGGGAAGCCCTTGAACACGAGGCTTCTCTAGTGGCTCAACACTACAGGAAGTACAAGGGTGAACCTGAGCTTCAAGGTATGGCCAACAC